TATTTTTACTTTTAAGTTCTTGCATTAATTGTACTTTTAATGCTTGATGTTCTTTATCATCTAAATAAGTTATTGTAGATTCTTCATCATGTCCTAGTGGATCATCACCATAGTAGTAAGCTGATTTATTCTTTCTTAATACATTTGCTTGAACCAAATCTTTTAAGAATACTTTCATATCTCTTTTATTATCTTCTACTATTTCTACAAACTTTTTAGGGTTCTCTTCTAACTTTTCATAAAGTCTAGCATCTACTACTTCATCTGATACCTCTCCTACTTTAACAAATCCAGGATATAGTTTTAACATATCTTTCTTTTGTTGTGGTGTTAAACTATCAAATAGTTTATTTGCTTTTCTCTTAACAACTGATTTAGAGTTAATCAATTCAGCTTCTTTAATTTCATCCACAATCACATATTCTGCGTAAGGATTCATATCTGATACTGATTTTTTTATTCTTTTATGATCTCTAAGAAATGCAACAGCTAATTCATGTTCTGGATTTACTGTATTAAATTCTCTTTCTTTATCAGTCATTATTACCCTATAATCATCCCAAAATGGTGAACTAGGGCTTAAATCTTTTTGTTTTAATTTGTCTTCAAAATACTTTTGTTTCTCTTCATCTAATCCTGTGTATCTGATACCTGATGCATCATAATAAGGAGAAATTGAATCTTTAGTGTTTCTGTACCTTGTGAAGCCCATCCAGGCTCCTTCTTTTTTAATTGGTTTTACTTTTACAATTGTTGACATAAATTTGTTTTATATTTGTTTACTTAATTTGTTTTCGCTTAATTAAAGGAGGACTAAGCCTCCTATAATCAAATTAAGTGTTATTAATTATGCTGCGTCACAAATAAGCTCTCCGCAAGACATTGGGTTTTTGATATAAATACCTGTTTCAGAAAGTACAGATACTGAGTATCCATCCACAGTGTTTGAACGAAGTGTATTCATAGAACCTGCTTCTCCAGAAGGAGTAGTAGAACCACCATTAAACCACATCAATTGTTCACGACCTGCTTTAGCTACTTTAACAATATTAGCCGTACCATCATATTGACCATAATCAATAAAGGTTGCTCTGTAAGACTCTAGTGGTCTACCTGTAATAGGGTGAAGCTTCCTGTTGTGAATTGGGTCATCATATAGAGGCATGTGCATCAGTGTCATTTCAGTTCCGTTCAAACCTTTGTAGGTTTTGAATTGTCCACCTAAAGATAGGTCTTGACCAGAACCAGTAACAAAGTGAGTATCTACTAGATTCCAAGAACCAATAGATGTCTTCATAGCCCTATCAAATAGATCCATAAAGCCTTCTCCACATAGTGCAACAAACTTACGTTGTCCTTGAGAGATAACATTATAAGACAAGTCCATCATGAACTCACGTATAATATTTTCTGTCAATACAGTATAGTAACGTTTGTTAGCAGGAGCAATTTGCTCTCTAAGTCCAGCACTTGTGTATACAGGGCGACCATTCTCACCTTTTAATTTAACTGTACCGTTAGAAGATGCATTATAAGTATTGTAGATATATGCACGCTCGTTCTCACGATACCACTGCTCTAAGAAAGTCCAGTGCTGAATATCAGCCCACATCTTAGACATTTTACCAGTTTTAGGATCTTTCATTCCTACTACCATAACATCAGAAGCAGCTGATCCAGTGATTTCACGATTCTTACGTTGAATAGTAAGACAGTTTCTCATTTTGAATGGAGAACCATAAGTTGTGATACCTGATCTAGTTCCACCTTCTTCATACGCTGAGAAATCCTTTGAGAAAGATTTTCCAGTAGCTAACAAAGCTGGAGGCATAAATTTGGTTAAATCTGCTGTTTGTAATTGCAAAGTATAGATAAATCCATCACCATCTTGGATAGGATCACCTACCACAATAACAGGATAATCTCTATCATCTGGTATAAGTATTTCACCTGATACATATTCTTTTTCAGCAAGAACAACCCTAAAAGGTTGTAGATTCAAACCTGGAGTTGAGTTTCCAGAATCAGGGTTTCTAACCACCCCAATAGGTCTTTCCAAATCTCCTACTAAGCTCCAATCATATTCTCTATTATTTACTATTTGGGTTTTACCTAGACCTCCTGTCAACATGGACAAAGGGTTTCCGTAACTATAACCAAATACAAATGAGAGTACGTTATTAACTACATCAGGTTCAGTAAAGTAGGCTGTAGACAAGTGATTACTATCTGTAAGACCCGCAAACTTTTTACCTTGATAAAGTTGTAATCCATTTACATTCATTAATTTTATTTTATTTTAAGTTTAAAAATTTATTTTATTTATTTTACCAAATGATTCTTTTTTATGAATTAAAAGCTTTAAATGCACTAAAGTCTGCTTTGTCTCCAGAGGATACATCTACTTTATTACTTTGACCTTTAACTGTGTTATCTTTACTTTTTAATATATTTTTAAATTTCTGAGTTGCAACTGTTTCACCTTTCTTGCTAGCAGCTGTAAAATCATATTTCTTATATTTTAAATACGCCAATTCTAATTGTGTTTTAACAGAATTGTCTTGTAAATCTTTTTCATATCTTGTAAGACCTGATCTATCTCTATCTAAGAGGTATGATCTAAAATCTTCTTTTTCTCTTTTAGTAAGAGGTAAACCAGCCATAGAGTCTGATGTTTCAATTACTTTATTTAATTCAGAAATATATTGAGTATACTGCCTTTGAGTTTCTGCAACTTCTTCAGCTTGTTTCTGTATTAATATTTCTTTATTTTTTTCAAGAATTTTTTCAAGTTTTTTAGAATAAGTTTTAGCTTGTTTCTCAAGTAAAAGACTTTCTTCCAAATCATTTAATGTTTCTTCAATTTCATCATTAGTAAAATCTTGAGTTTTTAAATACTCTTTAATTACTAATTTTTGATTTTCTTCACTTTCTAAATCTATATTTTCAAAATCTATAGGTTTTTGAAGTGCTTCAAAATACTTAGATGGATTACCTCCGTTTTCTAAATATTCTAAAAATTGTTTTCCTTCATCTGGAATAGAGTCTTTATAACTATTTATTCCTTCTTCAATTGTTTTCTTAACAGTATTAAATACTAAATCAGGATTGTCTTCTAAATCATCTGAATCTTCAAATGTAACTAATCCTTCATCATTTAAAACTGATAGTAATGCTTTATATGAAATACTTTCTGAATCTATATCTGAAGTTTTATCTTCAACTACTTCTTCTTGTGTTTCTTCAGTTTCTACTTCTTCAGTTTCTTCTGTTATTTTTACTTCTTCTGCTTCTTCAGTTTCATCATCATCCATGAAGTCTTCTGGAGTAGCTGCCTTAATTAATGAATCTTTTGTTATTACTACAGGTTCATCAATTGTTCCTTCAACATCATCAGCAAATAAATTTTTCATTTCATCTGATAATTCTGTTTGTATTAAATTTTCTTTTTGCATAGTACAAAATTAATGTTTATTTTTTTAATTATGAAATTATTTTATGTTTAATTCTTAGTTATGTGTTTTTCTATAGCTTTTTATTTAGAAGCTTTAGGTCTTTGCCTGGCTTTTATCATGTCAACCTTGTTTTTAGCTTCTGCTATTTTCTCATTTGACTTCAATTTTCTTTCTTCCAAACTCATTTTATCATCATGTTCTTTAGCCTTTTGAGATAAAGACATATACTCTACAATATCTGGATTTCCATCACCATCAGCATCATCTGTAGGAGAAGCATTTATACCACCAAAGGTTTTAATGTAAGCAAGTTCTTTTTGAATCTCTCCTTTTATAACTTCTCTTTCATCTAATCTATCAGCTTTAAATTCTTCTAGTTCTCTAGTACCATCAAGCATTTGTTGTTGTAAAGCTTGTTCTTGTTCTTGTTCACCTTGTCTTTGCTGTTCAGCTTTTTGTTCAGCTTTCTTAACAACATTCTTAATATCAGCAATTGATGTTGAATCAAATATAGATACTAATTCTGTTAGACTAACAATACCAGATGCTACAGCTTGTTGTGCTATTGCTTTTAAATCTTCTAAAGCTTTTGTTTCTTTAGCTGAATTAGTTACAAATACACCATAATCAGCATTTTGGAATTCTTCATCTATGGTTAAAAATACTCTAGACATATCATCTAGTATATAATTAATCTTATGTCCTGCTGGATATGCAACTTTAGCACACTCAATTAATTGAGTAAGTACATGTTTTTTAACTTCGTTATGTATATAAAACAAAGGTTCTGTTATATGAGAAGATTGTGCAACTGCTCTTTCTACTCCACCAACTGTTTCAGATGATTGAATAGATCCTTCACGTTGTCTAGATACTCCCATAAGAGAAGCAGCTTGTTCTTCAATCATATTAAGTATATTAATATACTGTCCTACTGATTGAGATAAAGACATATCTACAGCAGTAAATTGATTAAATGCTGATGTTTGTCCTTGGAATTTACCTTTACCTTCTTCAAAAGAGTTTATAAAAGCAATACCTAATGAATCAAAGTAATACATCCATTTCTGAAGATCTATTCCTTGTGACCTAGGTATTTGTGCAACATCCATAACCATCTTCTTACCTTTAGCCTTAGCTATTTCAAACTCCATTCTGTACATTATAATATTATATAAGTACTGGTGGTGTTTAACTAAGTCTACTAAAGAAGTAGCTATTGAGTTTCTGTTGTTATATACTGTTCCTACATATCCTAATTTACAGATAGCAGGATTATCCATTGTTCTATATTGAACTGTTTTAGGTCGTATATTAACATAGATATGATTACCTATTTTAGTACCTTCCCATACTTCATTTATCCAAAGCCATTCAATAGTTTCACCTTTTTCTTTCTGAGCTTTGTATATTTCATCAACTACAACTTCTTGTTCTTTTAAATTTTCATCATAGTATTTTAAGAAACCTATCTTTCTAAGAGATTTCCATTCTACTCTAGTAACAGGAATATGTCCTATTCTATCATTTGATGCAATTCTATTATTAGAGAAACTATTTTGTGAAAAAGAAATATTAACTAATCCTTGTCCACCAGCATCTGTTGAGCCTGTATAATCACCTGTATCAATTTGATTAACTTCTTCTTCAGTTAGATAATCATAATATCTATCTATAACTTCAGATGGTGTACAGTATTTAGTATGTTTAGCCCATTGACCATCTTGTATAAAATCTTGATCAGGACTTTTATCATAATCAAAATCTACTGGATTAACAGGTTCACATATTGGATTATTACCATCAATACCAATATAGTATATTTCAGTAGCAGCTATTAAAGCATCTCTCCAACCTCTATTAAACTTGTATTCTAAGTTTTGTTCTTTTATAATATAATTAGCTATTTTATTAGCTATTGATTCTCTTATATCAGCATCTGTATAAGACATGTACTTATCAATCTGCTCTGGTGTCATTACTTGACCAGTTTCAGGATTAGTTACTTCTATACCTTGTGCTTGTAGTTCTGTTATTAATTCAGACTCTAAATATTGTAGTAAAAGATTCTTACGCTTCTCTTCTATTTGAGATACAGCATCTGCATTAACAGCCGCTACTCTAAAGTTAAATGGTCTTTTAATTTCTTCTCCTTCTAATACTTTTAGTTTAGGAGTAATAATATTAAAGTTATTTAGTCTGGCAGGAAATTCATTTTGTATTCCGTAAGGATTAGTTACGTATGTAAAATCTGATTTATTAATTATGTTATTATATAAATCATAATTAATTTGCATTCTTGCATAAAAATTAATATCAGAATCAGAATCACTTCCAATTGATGATCTCATTATAAAATCAACATTAGCCTTACCCCAATCTTCTGTTTTTTCAGATCGTGGTAATCTTTGTCTTGGTCTTATACTTGTACCTGGATTATAACTGTTCTTCATTATTATTTTAATGGAATTTTACAAAGTTAAATATTTTTTTTGACATTTCAAAATTATTTATATAAATAGAGCTTTATTGAAAAAATTATCAACTTCTGTTTCATCTTTAGCTGTTGATACTTCAACATTATGCATTTCAAGATTTTGCATTATACAAAGCATAAATGCAATAACCCTATCAAAGTTTCCATCTTTATTATAAGATATTAATTCTTTAATTAAAGGTATTGACATTATCTTAGTTAATTGCATAATACCAGGACTATCTTCTCTCTTTAACCAATCTCTAGTCATAATCTCTATTTCATCTTTAATAGGGCCTGTCATGTGTGTACCATAACCTCTTTCTACTTTAGATGAAGGAGATATTGCTTTTATTATATTAGGTTGTGTATGTAGTAAATGTAAACAATTCTTAGTTTGAAAGTATGTTTTAATACCTGTATTTTGATTTTCAAATAAAGCCTTGCATCTATACCATTCTAATAGTCTTCTACATTGTTCATAGAAATCAGCAGCAAATTCAGGTCTACCTGTATATTCAGCTACTGGTAAATGATATGTTTGATCTGCATTAACAAATCTTTTATATATTATAATAGAACCGTATGATACAGATGAATCTGCTTTATCTTGATCATAAGGGTCAATACCTGCAATATATTGTCCATATCCAATAAACTTAGATGGTTCTTCCCATATAACTACAGCACCTTTAGGATCAGTTGATTCTTTAGTTGGATAATCAGCAGGTCTTAAATCATGGTCTACTTTAAAATAAGCCTTACCTTCACCATCTCTATGCATCCAACCGTTAGTACCTAAGTCTTTCTTTTTATCAGTAGACTCTAAGAAAGCTAAATGTTCTTTAAGTTCAGCTATTGGGAATAAATTACCTTCCATAATTAAGAAAGCTTCTGAAGGAACTAATGGTTTCATCTGAAGTAAGTCATATAATGGTTTTTTAGATTTACCATTAGCAGCTATTTCACGTTCTTTCAATAGCTTTCTTAAAGCAAGTTCTTTATTAACATTACCCAATTTATCTCTAAATTCATCTAATGCCATCCATGCTGGTACAAAGAATCCTACTTTACCTTTATTCTCAAATATATCATCAAACTCTAAACAGTCATAAGAAGCAGGAGAATAAAATACTTTCTTAGCTCCTTCAGTAGCACCAGAAGTCATATCACCTCCTGTACCAGTCATCCAGATAGTTCCATATTTTTCACCATCTACTGTAGTACATTCATGTAACTGTCCTAATACATCTTCTAGATTATTCATAAATCCAGTTTCATCTATTAGTCCAAATCCATATCTACTACCATTGGCTGCAAAAGGATTATCTTTAAAAGATCTAAATAAATATCCAGATCCTGTACCTTTTATTTCCCACTTACCACCTATCTTTTCTTCATATCTAGCCAGTACATCTTTACCAACCATCCAACTACCAGAAGTCTTTTTAGATAGTGGTGCAGGATATAATACTCCTGCTACTTCCATTTTACCAGGAAGTGATTCTAATCCTACTTTTAAGTGTTTGTTAAGGTTATTAACATATTTAGAATCAGATGCTGCTATAAGTGTTTGAGTAGTATATACTTCTTGATGATCCTTATGTAGTTGCTTATTAGCCCACCATTCATCATAATCTGTTACACCATCTGTTAAGAAGTTGTGTCCACACATATTTCCAGAAAATACAGTCTTACCATAGTTACGTGCTCCAATTTCTATATTATTCTTTGCAGCATTATAAAACAATGGTTTACCTAACTCGCTATCTTTGTATTCATAAAGATATTCTAATGCATCTTTATATTGTTTTAACTCTCCTTTAGAGTTATATATAGAACTTATAATACCTGTAGATTGGTAGGGTATTATTTCTTCTCTATTAGGATCAATTAGTACTCTGTGACATGAGTATACATCATCATTTTTAAATCCACTGAAGCCCCTTGCTACTGCGTGTACATAGCCTTTAATCCATTCTATATCACGTAGTCTAGGTCTACCAATAACTTTACCTTTAGAAGAACCATCTTTCTTCTTCATCTCTATATTCCAGAGATTTACATATTGAAATATAGAACCTGGTATCCATTTGAATTCTTTTTCATGTTCTACCCAGTGTCCTTCAATTTGTTTACGCTTTACTGTATGATACCAGAAACGCTCATAGTTTACACTAAGAGGATTAATCCTAGGTATTTCTATGAGACATTTCTCTAATGGTATTTTATTTTTATAATTTAAATAGTCAAACATATTAATCGTTTAATGAGGCTACAGATCCACCTTTACCTACACCATTTTTATCTTCTTTACTAAGTTCATCCCAAATGGATTTAATAGTATCATATACTTTCTTTGTACCTACAGCCATTTTATCAAGATCATCATAAGTACTTAAATCATACTCTTGTGTCTTTAAGAATGCTGTTCTTTTATCTAATAAATCATCCCATGTTTTAAGATGTCTTTCTAATGCACTATATTGTAATGTTATAAAAGATTCAATACATAAGTCTAAATCTTCTTTATTATCATTATAATAATTTTTGTTATTACAAAAGTCTTCTCCTATTACAACATGTTTACCATCTATTCCTTCTACAGCTAATTTAGAGTACTTACTAGCTCTAGAATAACATAATGCTATAAACCACATAAAGGTAGAAGATTCTTTTCTACCTTTAGATTTATCTTTATCATATATATCCTTAAAAGGATTTGTTACTTTAATCTCAGGATATAAATCCCAGAAACTTTCGTCTGTATTAAAGTTATCTACGTAATTCATTAATAAAATTTAAAACCTACTGTTCTATCAACAGGTTTATTATTAAACAATAATTGTTGCAAAGCCTTATAACTTCCTTCTACTATAATAGAATCTTTATATGCTATACCTAATTCTACTCTTTTGGTTCTAATGTTACCACTAGTATTTAATACTTGTTTAACATGATTAATATCTTTCTTAAAGAAAGTTTGTTTAGATTTAGCATCTTTCTTTACTAATATACAATCATCATTATCAGCATTACCTAAATATATATCTTCTAATATAGTTACTTCAATAATATCTTTGTGATCTGGTTTACTGTAATTTGTTTCTTCTGTCATGTGCTATTTGAAGTCTTTCTTTTGCTTTTGGTTTAATACAGAACTTACCTAAGTAGTGTAGATGTACTGATTCTTCTCCTAGTCTTATAGTATCTACTATAAAATCAAATTGAGTCTTTATAACTTTCTCTATCAGTTCTTCTTTTATATCTA